GTACTATGGCAGAAGATATCTATAGCCCAGATCCTCTGATGATTGAAGAGTCTCTGGAAGAGTGGGTGATGACCAAGTGTGAAAACTGGCGTGACCACTACGAGTCAAACTACGAAGCAAAGTTTGAAGAGTACTACAGGCTCTGGAGAGGACAGTGGGATCCTGCAGATTCTCAGAGAGGATCAGAGCGTTCCAGAATCATATCTCCTGCGCTACAACAGGCCGTAGAGTCTAACGTAGCAGAGCTAGAGGAAGCCACGTTTGGCAGAGGTAAGTGGTTTGACATCGCTGACGACACTAACGACAAAGACCGTCAGGACGTACAGTACCTCCGTAACAAGCTAACAGAAGACTTTGAGAACTGTAAGGTACGTAAGGCTGTTGCAGAGTGCCTAATTAACTCTGCTGTGTTTGGCACAGGTATAGGAGAGGTAGTTCTTGAGGAGATCAAGGAAATGGCTCCTGCTACTCAGCCTATTATGGAAGGACAGTTGCAGGCTGTAGGTGTAAACATTACTGACAGAATCGTTGTTAAACTCAAGCCAGTACTGCCTCAGAACTTCTTAATAGACCCTGTAGCAACGACTGTAGAAGACGCTATGGGTGTGGCTATTGATGAGTTTGTGTCTAAGCACTCCGTAGAACTGCTACAGGAGCAGGGCGTGTACAGAGACGCTTACATTGAGTCTGCTGCGCCTGACACAGACCTAGAGCCTGACCAAGACCTAACGATCTACAACGACGACAAGGTACGTCTGACAAAGTACTACGGCCTAGTACCTCGTGAGATGCTTGAGGCTGAGGACGTAGACGTAGAAGATGAGTCCATGTACGTTGAGGCTATCGTAGTTATTGCTAACGGTGGCACACTGCTAAAGGCTGAAGCTAATCCGTACATGATGGGCGATAGGCCTGTAGTTGCGTTCCCGTGGGACGTAGTTCCCGGAAGATTCTGGGGTCGTGGTGTATGCGAAAAGGGCTACAACTCACAGAAGGCTCTGGACACAGAGCTACGCGCACGTATTGACGCCTTGAACCTCACGATTCATCCTATGCTTGCTATTGACGCGACACGTTTACCTCGTGGTGCTAAACCCGAAATACGTCCGGGCAAAATGATTCTAACTAACGGAGATCCTCGTGAAGTTCTACAGCCATTTAACTTTGGGCAAGTTGGTCAGATTACTTTCGCACAAGCACAAGCGCTTCAGCAGATGGTTCAGCAGTCTACAGGAGCGGTTGATTCAGCAGGAATTGCTGGCACTGTTAACGGTGAAGCTACTGCCGCTGGTATTTCTATGTCTCTTGGTGCTATTATTAAACGCCATAAGCGCACCCTGATTAACTTCCAGCAGTCGTTTCTGTTACCGTTTGTAACTAAGGCTGCACACAGGTACATGCAGTTTGATCCTGAAAACTACCCCGTAGCTGACTACAAGTTTAACGCTACGTCTACTCTAGGCATTATCGCTAGGGAATACGAGGTAACTCAGTTGGTACAACTCTTGCAGACCATGAAGCAAGACAGCCCAATTTACCCTGTGTTGATTCAGAGCATCATCGACAACATGAACCTGAGTAACCGTGATGAGTTGATTGCGTCTATGCAACAGGCGTCTCAGCCAGATCCTCAAGCACAGCAGATGGCTCAGATGGCTCAACAGACTCAGATGGAGTTTCAGCAGAGCCAAACTTCAGCACTACAAGCACAGGCTGCTGAGTCGCAAGCTAGAGCATCTAAGTACGCTATGGAAACACAGTTGCTACCAGAAGAGCTACAGATTGAGAAACTGGAAGCAGTCACAAGAAATCTTAAGGAAGGGGACCAAGAAGACAAGGAGTTTGACCGCCGCCTGAAGGTAGCAGACGCCCTACTGAAAGAAAGACAGATAGAAGGAAAACGTCCTAATGCTAATGACACAAACAGAAATGAACCAGTTCCTAACGCAAATCAACCAAGCGTTCCAAGACCAGTTCAACAAATTGGAAGCCCTAGAGGCCAAGGTGGTGGCCCTAGAGGACCAAATGTCGGGCCTGCGCCAGAAGGAGGACTCTGATAATGCCAAAGGAAAAAGACCCAAGACTAGCAAGAGCGGGCGTGTCGGGGTACAACAAGCCAAAGAGGACGCCTAGTCACCCCACGAAGTCACACGTAGTTGTGGCTAAATGTGACGACGGTAAAGTTAAGACTATCCGGTTTGGACAACAAGGAGTATCAGGTGCTGGGAAGAGTCCTAAGACTGATAAGGAGAAGGCGAGGCGTAAGTCCTTTAAGGCTCGTCACGCTAAAAACATAGCCAAAGGGAAGTGTTCTGCGGCTTATTGGGCAAACAAGGTAAAATGGTAAGGAGATAGCTATGCCAAAAGGAAAAGGAACATACGGAAGTACAATAGGAAGACCGCCTAAAAAGAAAAAGAAGAAGGTTAAAAAATAATGCCTAGGGGACTATACAGCAACATACACGCCAAACGCAAGCGTATCAAGGCTGGATCAGGTGAAACTATGCGTAAACCGGGATCAAAAGGCGCTCCTAAGGCCTCTGCTTTTAAGAAAGCTAAGAAAACAGCCAAGAAACGGTAAAATTTACATAAAATAATACTTGACTTTTAGTCAAAAGTATGGTATAATATAGGTGTACTTAGGTACACTTAATACAACAGAGACAACCCAAGAGGCCTCAAGATGGATCAAGAAACACAGCAGTACTACGACGCATACTTTAGTCTTTTTATTACTGATGGCTGGAAGCAACTTGTGCAAGACTTTGGCAACAATGCTTTACAGATTAACAGTATAGAAGCAACTAAAGATGCTGACGATATGTTCTTTCGTAAGGGACAACTAAACGTATTAGCCCACTTAATCAACATGGAAACTATCGTTACAACTAACTACGAAGAGGCATCTAAGCCTCCAGAAGAAGATGATTAAAGTATTTGACTTTCGTTGTACTAACGGACATACCTTTGAAGAATTTGTAGAGTCAGGGACTACATCCAGTAGGTGCGGATGTGGTGCTAACGCTACAAAGATTGTATCAGCAACTCCACATATCCTTGATGGTTCCTCTGGGGATTTCCCCGGCAGGCACATGAAGTGGGTACGTGAACACGAGAAGGCTGGGCAAACCACGCGGGAAACCTCATAGGCCAACTCCCATTTAATCCTCCATAACCTAATAATAATAGGCGGGGTAAGTTTAGAATGTCACGAGCAACATTAATTGATGAGCGTAAGGAAGAAGAATTAGAAGCAACAGACCAACTCGACACACAAGATACTGTAGAGACTCCTGAAGAGGAACAACCTCAGCAGCCCGAAGTTCCGGAAAAGTACCAAGGTAAATCTGTTGAAGACCTCGTACAGATGCACCAAGAACTTGAGAAGTTTTCAGGTAAACAGAGTACGGAAGTTGGCGAGTTACGTAAAGTTGTTGATGATTACATCCAGACACAACTCTCAGACCAACAAGCACCTCAACAACAGCAACAACAAGATGATAACGATGACGATGTAGATTTCTTTGTCGATCCTAAGACCGCTGTTAGTAGAGCTATAGACAACCACCCTAAGATCAAAGAAGCACAGGCTTACACACAACAGTACAAACAACAGGCTACTCTTGCACAACTCAAGTCCTCTCATCCTGAGATGGAACAGATACTGCAAGACCCCAAGTTTGCTGAGTGGATCAAAGGGTCAAAAGTCCGAACACAGTTGTTTGTTCAGGCAGACCAACAGTACGATTACGATTCTGCAAATGAGCTATTTAGCCTCTGGAAAGAGCGCAACCAAGTAGTTCAACAGACTGCACAAGCAGAAAAAGCAGCACGTAAGAGTTCAGTTAAGACTGCATCAACAGGCAACGCTCGCGGAACAGCAGAAGGATCTCGTCGTAAGGTTTATCGTCGTGCTGACATTATTAAACTTATGAGAACCGACCCAGAGCGCTATCAGTCCATGTCGGACGAACTACTCAAAGCGTATTCAGAGGGTCGGGTCCGATAGCCTAAAGGAGAATTACAATGGCTGGTGAAACCTCTGGTACTTACTTTACAGCTAATGCTGTAGTAGACAAAACTGCTGCTGGGACTTTTATCCCAGAAATCTGGAGCGATGAAGTAATCGCTGCTTACCAAAAGAACCTGAAGATGGCTCCTCTTGTCAAGCGTCTCGCTATGTCTGGCAAGAAAGGTGACGTTATTCACATCCCTAAGCCCATCCGTGGTGCTGCATCTGCTAAGGCAGAAGCTGTAGCAGTTACGATTCAAGCTAACCTAGAAACTGAGTTGCAAGTAACTGTTGACCGTCACTTTGAGTACTCACGTCTCATTGAGGACATCGTAGAAGTACAGGCTCTGTCTTCTCTGCGACAGTTCTACACCGAAGACGCTGGCTACCAGCTTGCTCTGAAGGTAGACACTGACCTCATCAACGCTGCTACTGGCTTTGGCGACGGTACTCGTACTCAGTCTCCTGCTGCTACTGGTGCTAACTGGGTAAACAGCAACAGCTACTACTTTAACGCTGCTGCTGGTATTTCTGCCTATGCAGTGGATACTGTAGCTACAGGCGACAACTTTACGGATCTTGGATTCCGCGAAGCTATCAAGCTGATGGATGACGCTGACGTACCTATGGATGGACGAGTTCTCGTTATTCCTCCTGCGTCGCGTAAGTCAATCATGGGCATTGAGCGCTACGTGTCTTCTGACTTTGTAGGTGGTCGTGGTGTTGAGTCAGGACTCATCGGTAACTTGTACGGTGTTGACGTATACGTTTCTAGCAACTGTCCCGTAATTGAGACAGGTGGTGAGAACGGTGCTTCATCTCTTGATACCCGTGGTTGCTTGTTCTTCCACAAAGACGCTCTCGTAATGGCAGAGCAAATGGCTGTACGTTCTCAGACCCAGTACAAGCAAGAGTACCTCTCTACTCTGTACACGGCTGACACTCTGTACGGTGTTGAGACTTACCGTCCCGAAGCAGGATTCATCCTCGCTGTTGCTGACGAGTAAAACTCTAGGGGGTCAGCAATGGCCCCTTTTTCTCTTTCCTTGTTTGTTTTCTTAGGAGTAGTCTATGCCTATCTTTCGGGGTGACGGTGGTTCAGGTGATGCCTCTACGGATGCGTATGCGTCACAGGTAGCACAGAACGCCCAGACTGCTACTACAAAAGCAAACGAAGCTTCTGCATCGGCTACTGCTGCAGCAACCAGTGCAACCAACGCTGCGGCTAGTGAGTCCAGTGTTGCTACTAACGCAACAAATGCTGCAACCAGTGCATCTAATGCAAGCACTAGCGAAACCAACGCAGCTTCTAGCGCAACAGCGGCTGCATCTAGTGCTACTGCAGCTTCAACCAGCGAAAGTAACGCTGGAACTAGCGAAACTAATGCTGCCTCTAGCGCAACCTCTGCAGCTTCTAGCGCTACAACAGCAACAACAAAAGCGTCAGAAGCAGCTACTAGCGCAACTAACTCAGCAACGTCTGAGTCTAATGCGTCAACTAGCGCAACTGCTTCTGCAACCAGTGCTACTGCTTCAGCTACTAGCGCAACCAACGCAGCAACTAGTGAAACTAACGCTGGGACATCAGCAACTAACGCAGCAACATCAGAAACAAATGCAGCAACTAGTGCAACAACAGCAACTACACAAGCAACAACAGCGACTACACAGGCTACTAACGCAGCCTCTAGTGCTACTGCAGCAGCTTCTAGTGCAACATCAGCAGCCTCTAGTGCTACTACAGCTACGACACAAGCTAGTGCAGCCAGCACCAGTGCTACTAATGCAGCAACCAGTGCGACAACAGCAACAACAAAAGCGTCAGAAGCATCAACGAGCGCTACTAATGCAGCCTCTAGCGCCACTGCAGCGGCGTCTAGTGCTACTGCAGCAGCTACATCTGCAACAGCCGCTGAAGCCGCTAAGGACGCTATTGACGGACTGTACTTAGGTGCACAAGCAAGTAATCCTACTGTTGATCTTAATGGTGATGCAGTAACAACAGGTGATTGGTACTTTAACACAGGAAATAATACTACTAGAATTTACGATGGTTCTGCTTGGCAGACTATTAATCCAGACCTAGTAGGGGACACGACGCCACAACTAGGTGGTAACTTAGACTTAAACGGATTTGAAATAACAGGAACCATCAACGGGGGAACCTATTAATGGCTACAACGATTAAACTTAAGAACGGCGCAGGAGCACCTACTACTGGTGATCTTGTTCAAGGTGAACCCGCATTTGACTTAACTAATAAGCGTCTCTACACAGAAGACTCAGGTGGTTCTGTAATTGAGATAGGTACTTCACCAAGTACTATTGACATCAACGCAGGAACTATTGACGGCACCGTTATTGGCGGGTCTTCCGCCGCCGCAGGCACCTTCACCACGTTCACCTCCACAGGCATCGACGATAACGCTAGCTCTACGGCTATCACGATTGACTCAAGCCAGAATACGACTTTTGCAGGAACCATTACCTCTGGCGACATAATTGTTGCTGACGCCACTCCGTTTATACGATTGCAGGATTCTGATGGGACTAACCAGTACACCCAAGTTAGCAACATCAATGGCAATGGTTATATTGGGGCCAGAAACGATGCTGCTGATGCCTCTTTTTTGGTAGGTGGTTATGGTGGTGGTTCATTTAATGAGTTTGCTAGGTGGAATGATGCAGGACATTTAAGCCAGAAATATAATTTAACTGTAGAAGGGGCGTTTACATCGTTAGGCATTGACGATAACGCCACAAGCACTGCGATTACGATTGATAGCTCTGGCAGAGTATCTATAGGCACAACATCAGCCACAGAGCTTTTAAATATAGCGGCTGGATCAAGTACAGGTGCTGGAGTGGAGTTTGCAGGTAACGGCAACACCGTTGGCTCTACCTCTGCTTTCTACGGTCAGGGTTCTGGAAGCGATGCTTATGTATGGAACAGAGCAAACAGCACCGTTTTGTTTGGCACTAACAACACAGAGCGTATGCGTATTAGAGAAAATGGACAGGTTTTGGTAGGTGGCACAGTCAATAGCCCTGCAAACGTCCGTATGGTTGTTTTTGGCACAGGTAATGCTACCGGCGTTTATAACACTGGTCATACCGGCATCCACATCAATAACGATGCGGCATCAGGAGGAGTAGGTGCTTACGGCGCTGGTCTTTCGTTTGGTAGATTTGGCGGCAGTAGTGATGACAATTCAGCAATGATTGTGCCTGTTCAAACGACAAGTGATCAAGATCACATGGGTTTGTCGTTTTTTACGCACAATACAAACACAAGGGGGAATCCTCTTGGCGAAGTTATGCGAATTAATAGCACTGGACAGCTTACCGTCGCAGGCACAACAAGTGGATTTGACACAACACCGGCAGTAAATGGGCTACAGGCTCACTACGAAACTGATTCGGGTGAGGCAACACTTGGCTCTTATTCGTCTGGCGGTAGTACGTTTATGACGTTTCACACCAACTCTGGCGGCGGCGCTAGTGCAGAGCGTATGCGTATCGACGCCAGCGGCAACTTGCTGGTTGGCATGGAAACCTTAAGCACTTCTGACGCTGGCGTTCAAGTTAGGAATGATGGCCTTGTTCGCGCTAATAGATCAGGCGCTCAGCCACTTATAATAAATAGAACATCAGATGATGGCACTTTAGTTTCTTTTTTACAGGATGGATCAACAGAAGGGACAATTTCTGTTTCTGGAACAACTGTTTCATATAACGGCGGTCATTTATCTCGCTGGTCACAATTAGATACAGATGATGTTTCAGCAATCTATAAGGGTACTGTAATGTCTAACCTTGACGAAATGTGCGAGTGGGACAATGAAGATAACGAACAGCTTAACAAAACAAAAGTAAGTGATGTAGAAGGCGATGTGAATGTAGCTGGCGTATTTGTAGCTAAAGATAATTCAGATGATCTTTCTGATTACTATTTAGCGATGACAGGCGATATGATTATTCGCATTGCTCAAGGAACCGCTGTTCAGCGCGGCGATTTACTTATGTCTGCTGGCGATGGCACAGCAAAACCCCAAGACGACGACATTGTGCGATCTAAGACTATTGCAAAAGTCACCTCAACCAATGTTACTTGTACTTACGCAGATGGTTCCTATTGTGTTCCTTGCGTTCTCATGGCTTGTTAAAAGGAGAATAAACTATGGCACACACATGGACTGTATCAGCAATGGATTACACCGTCTCACAAGACGGTCTGTCTAACGTAGTCAACACCGTACACTGGCGTTGCTCAAAGACTGACGGAGATAATTCTGGCTCGTCTTACGGCACTGTAGGACTTGAGGCTCCTAGTGGGTCATTTGTCGAGTGGGCTGATGTTACCGAAGTCACGGCTGTTGGCTGGGCTAAGGCCGCAATGGGTGACGATAAAGTAGCGGCTACAGAAGCGGCTATTGACGCACAGATTGCTGAACTTGCTACACCTACGTCTGGCACTGGCATTTCTTGGTAAGCTAATGAATGGATCCTCTTTCTTTAATTGCTATGGCGTCTACAACCTTCAAAGGTGTACAGACGCTAGTAAACAGAGGTGCTGAGATTGAGCACGTTGCTCAGAAGTTAGGGCAGTGGTACAGCTTTGCGTCTGACATAAAACAAGCAGAAAAAGAAGCTGAGAATCCCGGTGTATTTAAAAAGTTATTTGACGGTAACACCGTAGAGCAACAAGCACTCAACAGCGTTATAGCTAAGAAAAAGCTAGAGGAGCAAGAGAAACAGATACGAGAACTCATTGTGTGGTCTTACGGTGTCGAGACTTATCAAGAGATGATAATGCTGAGGCGTAAGATTAAAGCACAAAGAGAAGAAGTTATCTACAAGCAACGCAAGAGACAACGTATGCTACTAGACACTTTTCTTGTATCTATAGCCGCTGTCGTAACAGCCAGTATTATTTACGGCACGACAGTAATTATCAAAGGTGCATAAGGATGGCAGATCAAGGTATGAAAGAGGTAATGGATACGGTTTCTGTAGCAACTGGTGTTGGTGCCTTGGCTGGCGTATTGCCTTCCTTAGCTGCGTTGTTGACACTCGTGTGGACAGCTATACGCATTTGGGAAACAGACACGGTGCAAGGCTGGCGTAACAGAGGTAAGTCGTAAGTGTGGCAAGCCCTTATTAGTCCTATTGCTGGACTTGCTAAGACTTGGATGAGCAATCGTCACGAGCAGTCACAAGCTAAACACGTAGCTAAGATGCAAGTAATACAGAACACAGCATCTTGGGAACAGCACATGGCACAGGCTAGTGCATCCTCGTGGAAAGACGAGTGGTTCACAGTAGTCCTGAGTGCGCCTGTAATAGCTATTATGTGGGGCGTAGGTATGAACGATCTTGATATCATTGGTCGCGTAGGCGTTGCCTTTGCAGAACTAGGGAAGCTGCCTGAGTGGTATCAATATCTTTTGTACGTTGCAGTCACAGCCAGCTTTGGTATACGTGGTGCTGACAAGCTGATGCAGCTAAAGGGTGGTAAGTAAGCTATGGCTGATCCTTTTGACTCTATAGACGGCGACGAGCTGGATGACGACTTAAGTGTTGTTGAACTCCTTGAACAGTATATTGCTGCTGGTTTTAACACCGTTGGTCCTCAGGGATCGTCTAATCCAGAATACAAAACACTACAGGCATACCTTAGACAGATATTTGGGCCTTTGCCAGAAGGTGCCGTTGATTGGCAGGCAAGCGACTTAAACGGTGACGGAGTAAACGACCTCTATGCTGTAGATGCTGACGGTAATCCACATACTGTTTATGGGTACGACGACGATGGCGAAACTGAGTCAACAGCCTACTCCGACTACCTCAGAGACACTGTTTACGGCGGTACTACCCCGACGACTTGGGACGACATAGTAAAAATACTTAAGGCAGAGGGATACGACGACGAAGCCATAGAAGAAGTTAGAGGCAGCATCAAATGTCTTACCAATGCTAATGAAATTCAATGTGGCGAAAACGAAAAATTCCAAGGAAGCGTAGTTCTCGCAGGAATACTCAACAACAGTGGTTACGACGGAAGCTGGTGGGACGTAAGACCTACAGCGGGTCAGCCGTGTCAAACTGATGACGGAAAGCAAGGAGAATACGATACAAACGGTAACTGTAACGAAACAGAAGAACCTGCAGACGGTACTGATTGTGAGTATGCCGTAGGAATACCGGGAAAAATAGAAAACGGAGAGTGTACTTTTATTGTAGGTGCTGAGTGTACTGAAGGGTCAGTTCCCGGAACAGTAGATTCAGCAGGAAAGTGTGATACTGGTGATGACGGCGTTGTAGACTGTGACGCTAACCCAAATGACCCAGAGTGCATAGATAAGTCTTTCCAAGATTATGTAGATGAAGTAGGCGAGGACATTGCTAACACTGCTAAGGGCATCTACGACGACTTTAAAGACGTAATTACAGACTGCGCTGGAAACCCTCTAGAATGTATTAAGAAAATCGGGGACAAAATTGCAGAAGCAGGTATTCCTGAGAAGTGTCAAGACTTAAAAACCTGTCAAGAGGCAGACCCAGATAAAGGCACGTACTGCTGGAAAGACTGTGTAAACTTTAATGTTTTAATAGGTATACCCGGTTTACCACAACTTCCGGGCATGGGTGAAATTGATGTAGGCACCTACCGCGACTTTGAGGAGTTTCTCAAGGGCATCGGAAAAGACATCGGTGATTTTATGGAAGACCCTGCGGGAACACTAGAGGGTTGGAAAGACGCCGTCCTTAAAAAAGTTAAAGAAATTTTTGGTGATGCAACTGATACTAAAGTTAATGATATCGTTGATTGGCTCAAAGGAATCTTTGGTGTTTATGCTGCTACTTGGATCTGGGGAGAACTAGAAGAAGAGATTACAAACCTCCTTCCTATTGCACCTGTTGACGAAGACTGCCCAGAAGATGTAAGCGAGATTAATGCAGACAACTTTGAAAGATGTGGCTACCAAGACTGCGGAGAAGGTAAGTACGTAAAGGTAGGGGAATCTTGTGGCGACCCATTTGACGAAACTAAGTGTGTAGAAGAAGACTACTTTAACGAAAATCAAGATGCTTGTGTCACCGCTGGATACGTAAACTGTACTGGCGGTGAAAACTCAAGCGGTCAAGAAACAACAGGCGGTATAATTAAAGGAATCGTTGACGACTGTGATGTAATACAAGATCCACAGTGCATAGGAGACGGTGTTTGGGACGGAGAAAAATGTGTATGTCCTGATGGAACCGATAAAGCAGGAGAAGAAGAGCCTTTAGATGGCGATTGTTCTGATGGTGGTAACGATACGTGTGACAACAATGCAGTAGACTTTGATGACTGTAATGACTGTGGGGATGGCACTACTCCCGATCAACACATAAACGACGACTGTAATGAGAATTTAAAGGACGGTGGCAATAACGATAAGTGTCCCAACCCGGATCAAGTACGCAGAGGTGGTATCGCTGGTGGAGAGTGTGTAACACCGGGTCAACCGTGTTTTGCGGAGCCTAATAAATATCCCGGAGACTCTACAACTACAAACCAAGGAAAATTTAACACAGAAGGCTTCTGTACTAGTGTCAGTGAAGGTCAATGTACAAACGGTAATACACCTGAGTATTTACCTGAAGATACTGACCAAGATGGTGCTTTTTTCTACGGTGGTGATTCAATTACCTATGACCCGTGTGCGAACGACCTCCCCAGTTCTATGTACTTTACACCGGCTCCTGAGTTAGTGTGTAACGATGAAAACGCAGACCCGCCTGAAGGTGACGATGGTGGCTGTGGTCCTTGTAAGAGTGGTTTTGAATTTGATGAAGGCGAGAAAAAATGTGTAAGCAAAGGAGAAGACCCCGGAACTGACGAGACGTGTGAAGAAGGAGACGAATTAGAAACAAAGCAGTGGGCTCCCGATGACCCCGACAAAGACGGTATAGTAGTTGATAGTGAAGGTCAGTCGTATTCTTATGATCCTTGTAATCCTAGTCTTGGTTACACTCCTATAGACGACCCAGACACAGACACAGGAACTCCGGGCGAGGAATGTACAATGGAGATTCCTGCTTTTTACGCTCCAAGTTGTTCCGACGCGCCTATGTCTACAGTTTCTGGGGTGTACGATGAAAACGGCGAATGTAAACCAACTAGAGGACTACCGTGTACAACTGTTCTTAGTAACTGTGAACCGACATCTAACGGCGTTGTTAGAAGGTCACAGTATTCAGAAAGCGGATACGCCTGTGAAGGAATAAAAGAACAAGAAGGCTGTGACGAAGGCTATGACAAACCAGAAGGGTACGATGAGTGTACTTCTATAGCGCAACTGTGTGCTGATGAGGCAAAAGGGTACGGACCAGACGACGCGCCGTGTAAAGACATAGAACCAGAAGTAACCTGTCAAGACCCTAATGCCACAAATTACGAACAAGAGGGTGAATGCGGTCCGTGTAAAGACCTCTACGACAGACCAGAGGGTTACGATGAGTGTGTTCTTATAGAAACACTTTGTCAAGACCCACAGTACGCAGAAGGTAACGAGCTTTGTCAGGGACCGTGTGATGATGGTGAAGTTGAGTTTGTAGCCCAAAACGGAGAAATATTCTGTGATGCTCCTTGTGCATACAACGATCAGATTGCCTCATCAAGCCCTGATTGTGTAGACCCCGTTTGTAAAAATGGAGCTACAGACTACCCTGACTGCGTTACGTGTCCTTCAGGTCAACGCATAAACCCTGAGACTGACAAGTGTGAAGAAGTAGACTGCACTGATTCTGCTAATGCTTTGATATGTGGTTGGGTAGAGTGTGATGACGGGACTATGGCTCCTACGTTGGGAGACTGTGACCAACCTACACCCTGTAGTGATCCAGAGTACGCCGCTGCTCATCCTTTAGAATGTGGCTGGGTAGAATGTCCTGACGGTTCGTTTGCTGAAACAAGGGACGAGTGTGAAGAAGTAACCTGTGACAACGGAGCCACTGACTACCCTGATTGTACAGTGTGTCCTGAAGGTTCGTCGATGGACGCAGAAGGCACCTGTGTTGGCGTTACTCCTCCTCCTCCAGAAACCGGCGGTGGCGGCGGTGGCGGCGGCGGTGGAATGTTTAATCCGTTCTTAGCTGGCATAAGTTACACACCACAGGCTGTACCAGAGCCTCCAGCACCAGCACAGAAGGACTACATGGCTGAACTAGACAACATAATTAAACGAAGTTTGTTTGAGGGCATGGCATAAGATGACATATTTAAACTTAGTAAATAACGTCCTCAGGCGCTTACGTGAAAACGAGGTGTCTAGTGTACAAGATACAACCTACAGTAAACTAACGGGTGATTTTGTAAACGACGCTAAGAAGATGATAGAGGATGCTTGGGATTGGTCAGCACTAAGGACTACCCTAACTGTAACTACGTCTGCTGATATTTTTAACTACGTACTTACTGGGTCACAAAACAAGATCAAGGTACTAGACGTAATTAACGACACCTCAAACCTTTTTATGCAGTACAACACTCAACACTGGTTTAACGATAAGTACTTGAACCAATCACCACCCAGCGGCTCACCTGAGTACTACACGTACAACGGAGTAGATTCTAGTGGTGACACTCAGGTAGACATTTATCCTAAGCCTGACGGTGTGTACAACCTAAGATTCAACTGTACGCTTAGAAACCCTGAGTTGAGTGCTGACACAGATGAACTAATTATACCTAGTCAACCCGTGATACACCTAGCGATAGCTCTGTTAGCTCGTGAGCGTGGCGAGACAGGCGGTACATCAGCACCTGAGTACTTTGGTATTGCTGATAAGTTTTTGTCTGACGCGATTGCTCTGGACGCACAGAAGCACCCTGAAGAAACCATCTGGTACACTCCGTAGGAGCCTGACGTATGGCACAGCCGCTACAAAGTATTAACTTAGTTGCTCCTGCGTTTAAAGGAGTCAACACAGAAGACTCTCCGATTGCACAGGATCCGTCTTTTGCTGAAATCGCTGATAACGCTGTGATTGACAAGCGTGGGCGTATTGCTGCACGTAAGGGTGTAGACTTGTTGACTGCTGTTAACACACCTCTGGGCGCTGATTACGCTGTTAAGCTGCACCACTTTTACGATGACGCAGGTAACGAGGAAGTCTTTGTCACTGGTAACAACAAGATATTTAAGACTGCACAGACGACTAATCCTGATGACACGCTGACAGATATTACTCCGGGTTCTTACACGATCAGCGCAGACAACTGGAAGATTGTAAACTTTAACGATAAGGCGTACTTCTTTCAGCGTGGACAAGAGCCTCTGGTGTACGACAACGCGACAGGACTCAGGACGTTTGGCACAGCAACAGGCAGTTCTACTAATAGTAACTTCTACTGCCACGAGGCTCTAGCAGCTTACGGTAGACTGTGGATCGTAGATAACGCAGCAGACACACAGACTATATACTGGTCTGACCTGCTGATAGGAACAGACTTCACTGGTGGCTCCAGTGGTTCTATAGATGTATCTAAGGCTTGGCCTGATGGGTACGACGAAGTACGGGCACTGGTTGCTCACAACAACGCTCTGCTGATCTTAGGTAAGCACAGTATCATCGTGTACGCTAACGCCGTAAGTCCAGCAACTATGGCTTTGGCTGATACCGTTGCTGGCGTTGGGTGCATCTGTAGAAACTCTGTGCAGCACATAGGTACTGATGTGTTGTTTATGTCTCAGAACGGCTTGAGGAGTTTTGGTAGGACTATACAAGAAAAGTCACTACCGCTGTCCGACTTAAGTTTAAACATAAAATCTGAGATTATTAGTTTGATTGAAACACGGACTGCACCAACGGCGTCTGTGTACAGCCCTGAGAACTCTTTTTACCTCATTACGTTTCCAGACAAATCAACTACGTACTGCTTTGATCTCAAGGGTAAACTAGAGAACAACGCTTACAGAGTCACACGTTGGACCTCTGCACCGTTTAAGTCTTACGAGAGAAAGAACGATGGTACGCTCCTTGTAGGTACTGTGGACGGCGTAGGTGAGTACGCAGGGTACGCAGATGAGTACAACGACTCAGGTACGATTAGGACTTCCAGTTACCGCTTTAGGTACTACAGTCCCGGATTGACGTTTGGTGATCCATCTAAACTTAAGTTCCTAAAAAAGCTACGCCCTACACTGGTTGGTGCTAACAGCGCTACTGTGTTTATGAAGTGGGCATACGACTTTGGTACATCGTACAGTACACAAGAGTTTACGGTAGGTAATCAGACTCCCTTCTACTTTAACGAAGCAGCTTCAGAATACACAGTTGCTGAGTTTACCGGAGGAGCAACAACAACCAGACCTCCTGTTAACACTACAGGCGCTGGCACTATTATTACTATTGGTCTTGAGTCAGAAATAAACGGTTTTGCTTTATCTCTCCAAGAAATTAACGTATTAGCACTAATGGGTAAAACACTATGAGCAACTATACAAAGACAACTAACTTTGCTGCTAAGGATAGTTTGCCTTCTGGAGATGCTGGCAAGATTATTCAAGGCACTGAATTTAACACAGAGTTTGACGCTATTGCGGTTGCTGTTGCGACCAAGGCGAACACAGCTTCACCTACGTTTACAGGTACTGTTACTATACCTAACTTGACGTTTACAGGAACTCTGTCTACAGGGACGATTGACGGAGGTACTTACTGATGGAAGATTGGTTAAAAGCCTTATTAGGCATAGGCGGTGTAGGAGGCGGTTTGCTTACGGCAAGCGCTATGAACCGTCTTAGTGACATTGGTGAACAGTCATTAGCAGGAACTTACTTTACTGATCCTCGTTCAGGAAAGGAAATGTACGTTCCCGGTGCTTACGGATTAGCACAACAAGCCGTAGGAATGTCTCAGTTTAAGCCGTTTACTGTAGCGTCTACAATGGGTGGTAGCTTTGGTGCAACTCCTCAGTTTGATGACGAAGATAACTTTACTGGCGTAGGCACAAGCATGGGTCTTTCTGACGAAGAGAAAGCGTTCCAACAGTCTATGCTTACTCGTGCTCAAACTCAGCTTGCTGGTACTCCTTTTGGTCAACAAGCAGGACGAACGGCTGCAGGACAAGCGTTTGGCTTGGGTAGAGGCATGATGACAGACTTGCGCGACACTGACATGGCTCAACGTGAGCAAGACATCTACGGGCGCATTAGGGCTGCACAGTCTCCTGAGGAGCAACGACAGGCTCAGGCAATGGAAGAGCGTCTGGCTGCACAGGGACGCTTAGGTGTACAGACTGCACAGTTTGGTGGAACACCAGAGCAACTAGCGTTTGGTAAAGCACAAGCAGAAGCTAGAAACTCAGCTATGCTACAGGCTATGGGCCAAGCACAGGCAGAACAAGCACAGTTGGCACAGCAGGCACAGATGTTTACAGGCATGGGTAGTCAGTTGTCTCAGGCAGACTTGCAACAACTGGCGGCACAGCAAAACTTAGGTGTTGGTTCTATGGGTGCTGCGTACCTACCACAGACTCAGATGATGCAGCTACAGCAGGCTATGATGCCTTATCAGCAGATGCAACAGCAGGGACAGTTGTTTGGCGCTGGTCAGTACGGTGAGACAATGATGAGTGGTCTTGAGGCTAGGTTGGTAGCAGAGCAAGCTCAGGCTAATCTGTTGGGTAGCCTTGGTACTGGCGTTTTAGGTGGACTCTTTGGTGCACAAAAAAGCGGTGGAATCTTTGGAGACATCTTTGATTTATTTGGTGTAGGTGGTGGAGATGACGCTAGTGGTAGCACAGGCAGCACAGGCGCCACAGCTTAAAGGAGAAATTTAATCATGGCTAGATTTTCACAACAGATGCTAAAAGGCCTTTTGAACCCAGCATACCAGCAAGAGTTAGGTCAGGTTGGTCGTGCTATTGGCGGTGCTCCGCGTCGTATGCTGGAACAACGAGCTACACAGAGAAGCCAAGCAGAGATACAGGAGTTGCTACAGCAACACGCGAATAACCCTGCGAAGCTACAGCAGCTTGCCAATGAGTATCGTGCCAAAGGTAACACAGACGCTGCTCAAGCGTTTACTACTGCTGCTACTCAGGCTACTGCTAAAGAAACCGCAGGGCAACAGAGAGGTATACAGGGTGGCCTAACTGCGATTACACAAGCGGCAGCACGCGGAGTTCCTTTGCAGAGCGATAAAAAGCCTGATTTAAGGAGCGCTGTTTCGTCTGTTTTGGCACAAGGTGGTACGCAAGCAGATATTATGTCGGCGTACAACGCAGGCGTTGCTATGTCTAAGGGGCCACAACGCCAGACCGCAAATGTTTCTCCGGGCGGTGCTATTGTAGACGAGCAGACAGGAGAGGTTATCTACGAGAGGCCTTTTAAGAAGGAGGCTGAAAAAACACCCTCTGTTAAAATACAGGTTGTAGAGGATGAATTATTTGTATTTGAAGGTACTGATCTTGTTAACAGAATTGAAACAGAAGGAGATGCCGAAGAAGAAGCGGGTGCTAGAAATTATGTAATAAACAGCACTATGCAAACACTGTCTACAGTTAGAGAAGCAAAAAAGTTACTTAACGAGACTTATTTTGGGGTAGATCCGGGAGGAGTGTCTGGATCAATAACATCTATGATTTCAGGAAGCCCTTCTCACGAGCTTATGACAAGCAGTTATGTTACTATTGCTGGTAGAGAGGCTTTAGACGAAATTAATAGAATGAAACAAGAAGCCGCTAAATACGGATCTCGTGGTACTGGGTTAGGTCAAGTTACACAAATTGAATTTTCTGCTTTACAGGGAAACCTAGCTAAATTAAACACCGGTCTGACAGTAGAAAGACAAAGAGAACTTCTAAATAAAATAGAAGAAAAATTAGTAGCGACTAGAAGAATTGCATCAGGAGAAAACCCCATTGATGTAATTAATTTTAATGATGCTACTTACATTGAAGCAGGATATATTAAAGAAGGTGGTGAGGTTTATTATTTTGCTCCCGGCGGTAAAGAGTTTATTTACGACAGAAACAAAGAAGCGTTTATTCCTTACGGAGGCTAATATGTCTGCTGAAGCTGCGAGAAAAAGACTTGAAGAAGAACGACAGCGTTTAGGAATAGTCACGCCTAGTAAAGACTTAGGGAGCTTTTCTGTAGAGTCTGCTAGAAATGGCATTGATGTTGCTAGAGAAAAACTAAAAGTAGCCAGAGATAACCTAGAAATTGTACCAGAGCCTGATGAAGAAGGAATATTTGAAAGAGTTATAAAACAACCGTATGAAAAGGCGGTAGAAAGACAGGCAGGAACTTTTGAACGTATAGCAACTCCGGGAGCGACAAACGTACCCTCTGTTATTTTACAAACAATAAGTAATCCAGTGTCTATGGCTGTTGATATGGCTGCAAACGCCGTAGTTGTTGGCGCAGAAGAATCGTTTGGTATGCTTTTTCCTGATGACATGGAAGAAGCGGCAAAACAAAAGTTTGTGGAAGCGCTAAATTCTGAAACAGGTCAAGCGGGTTTGTCTGCTTTAGCTAAAGGAGAGCAGGCGTGGAAAGAGTTTTCTGAGACGTATCCGAATGAGGCCGCAAACTTTGCTGGTTTTGCTGACATTTTTTTCGGGGTTCCTAGAAATATTGTTAAAAACTTTAGTCCTGACTTAAGGCCTTTAAAAATAGAAAAAGTTGGTTTACGCAATGTTACTCAACCTCTTGAGGGAATTGATAAGGATGTTTATAATATTGCATATTCAAAACCGGGAGGTAGAACAGCAAAGCAAACAGAATTAGTCACTGACCCTCAAGGTATTCTAGGCGTACAAAAACAACTAGCTGATGCTGACCAATTAGAAGTTGTGGACGAATTACGTAGGGCCGGTGTTAGAGGAAACAAAACTCTTCAAACAAATTTTAATAGTATGTTAACATACTTAGATAAACTAGATGATCGTATCATAGGACTAAGCAGAAAGGTTACAGATCCTGTAGATGTTACTATATTGCGGCAAAATGTTGCTAGGGAAGTTAGTCAGATGCTTTCTGACAACCCTGCTATTTTTACTTCAACTCCTAAATCTATGAAAAAAAGAGTTAAAGAATTAGTAAGCCAATTAATGATACATGTAGAAGAGCAAGGAAATTCTGTAGAGGGTATTATACAGGCTCGTAGACGTTTTGATGCTGATATGGAAAGAACAGGAATTGATTTAGGAACGTCAAAAACTGACGCAGATATTTTATTTGCCAAAGCAGTTAGAAACGCGGTGAACAAAAGTATATTTTCCTCTGTTCCAGAAGGAGAACAAATATTTGCAAAAATGTCTCGTGTTTTATCTGTATATGATGGAGTAGCAATAAAGGCAGCAAAAGAAGCGTCTACTGCGCCCGGACGACTAGCTGTAGAACTTGGACTAGAAAAGTTAATTGGAGAACGCGCTGGGGGTCAGCTTCTTAATATACCGCTTGCCTTAGGTTATTCTGTAATTGCCTCTCCTGTTATTATGCTAAGACGCGCAATGAAAGCAGAACTTCCTGCGAAGGGTAGAGCAAAAGTTGCTTATGCTTTGCGAGATGTTAAAAACGAAATAAACAAAGCTCTTAAAAGAATAAAAGATCCGGAAAGGAAAGCATCTTTGTTAAAGTCTAAGGAGGCCGCGTGGGTAGCTTTAGAAGCCGCTGCTGCCAAACTTGAGAGAGAATACGAGGACACCACGAATGGCTGAAGAGTCTCTATTTGATGTTTTTGATGTTCCTTTAGAAACTCTTAGGGAGACTGTATCTGGCGACTCAGAAAAATTCGGTATTCCTGAGTTTGAGCAGACAATTCCTATTCAGATTCCCAGATCAAGAGGGAGTGCAGGAACACTCAGGCCTACCGTAACAGAAAAAGATGCAGAAGCGGCAGCGTCTATGGTCTTTGACCCTCTCAATTTTATACCCTTTGCTGGTATTAGTAAGTTTTTTAAAGGCGGTAAAGAGATTCTGGAGCAGGCACTGCCTGAGTCTGGTAAGGGTATGTTCACTGCCGCCCTATCAAACTACATTCCAAACTGGTATGGACCAATAGATAAAACAATTACTGTTTTTGATGAAATGGTAGCAAAAGCTGGGGAAGCTATCGGACGAGGACCGCAGAACGCAGCAGAGGCGGTAGGTGCGCGTAAAAAGGCTACGGGCTTTGCTGGGTGGAGCATGGACGCGATGAAAAATATTGTAGACATGGCTATTAGCCCTGAAAAACGTGCGCTTTACAGAGAACAGGGAATTGCTGGACAAGGTATAATTGCTAGGGAGCTTGCTGAAGGAGAGGTTCGTAAGGCTTTTGCACAGGTTCAATACATGAGCCATATCGGAAAACAAGCGGATCGTGTAGGTGATGTTGCTCCCGCCGTAAATGATGTGATGAGAGCTTCGGGCGTTTCTGATTACATGGCGTACTATCCGGGAGCCTATCGTGACACCGTTAGGGCTGAGAATCTACAAGGCACAGTAGATGGTAGAAAGATCCGAATGACTGACCAAGAGTTAAACATAATTGAAGAACACATTGGAGCAGTCTGGACTTCGCCTGAGGGTGGTGTCAAAACAGCGTTTAAAGAATCTAACCAGAAGCCTTTATTGTTTATGAAGACACCAGACAACATAAACACAGGGATGCACTTTCAAGATGCTATGAAAAGCGGAGGCTACGTTTCCTCTATGTATCAGGTGTTGAAGAAGGCTGAAGGTACGCTAACAACAGAAGACCTTTATAAACAACTGCAGAAACTAGAAGATGGCGCTAAGTGGAAGTTTCATCCTAAAAGCGCAACCATTGATGATGTAAGGGAGAACGGAATCTGGGTTACTGGGTCGTTCACGGGTAGTGCTATTACTGAGGGCGGTGTAAATTATATTACTAAACTGTTTCCGTCCGGTAAGTACATGACTGTTGTGTCCGATGAGCATAACTTTTTTGAAAAACTCTTGGACAAAATTGCAACCAAATTAAGCGGAGGAAGAGCCACAGGTACACAGCTTCTTGACTCTAGGCTGCTTGCAGCAACGCCACCGATGACAGGTAATGTTTACAGGCATAGAAAGCAGCTAGGTAAGGAAGCACCGCTGTATGAGAAGGCTAAGGGTCGTGGAGAGAGGCCTTTGAACAAAGAGCTTTTAGAAGAAATAGTCATGGCTGAAGCGTCACCTAAATTAGTAGCTGCAGAAGCTAATAGACAAAGAGGCGCTGAGTTAATAACGGCTGGTGCGTTAATTGAAACAGGAAGGGCAACAAATGAAAAAGAATAATAACCACAAAGACCACACAGTAAGCTACACATCCATTGACTACCACAGTATGTGCCAGAAGTCAAAGGAACGCATCAAGAAGATGCAAGCTGAAGGAATACCTACGTCCCATGACCCTAAAGATAAGCCAGAGGACGTAGGTAAGTCTAACGGTTACTCCATATTCTTCATGTCATAGTTCACAGTTGTTACCTGTACAGGCTAACTGCTGGCTACCCTCAGTCATATCAGAGGCTTCATTAATGTCCCAATCAATCTGGGTCGGAAAGCCCTTCTGTAGCGACTTGAGGGTGGCCTTGTCCACAGGCTCATAAGGTGCCTGCTGGTACGTGTGGTCTGAGTAAGGCAGAAAAGAGATACCACTGACCTTATCAAACTTGTTGTACAGCCACTGTCCCACCTCCAGAAACTCGTTGTCCCTGTAGTAGCAAGTCATGGACGGCTTGTGCTCACACCAGTAGTCCTGATATATCTCCCACAGATCCAACTGTTCCATAGCACCCATGTCTGAGGCTGTCACAGCGCCCTCAGGAGACGCAATAGGGAAGGAGAATACCCTAGTACTGGGTGACATCGCATCGTCCTCCACAGGCACTCCTGCGGCCTCTAGGACGCTACAAAGTGGATCTCTAGCATCTGCACGTACTCTGCGTATGTATTGTGCACTATAACGAGGATGGATACCACTAGCGCTATCGACCAACTGACTAACAGTGCCGCTAGGCTTGACCGCAGTAATAGCGGTAGAAGCGTTGATACCCAGTTTCTCTGCCCACTGCTCGTTAACTTCAATTGCTTCCTCCCTCATCTCCGTAAGCCACTTCTTCAGCTTGGCCTTGTCTCCTCTACCTGACAGCATTGGATGGTCCATGATGCCTGTCAAGGATACACCTAGCAGTGCCTCTTCCTGTGTGTTTAGTTTCCAAATATTTCTGAGATATCGGAAGTTGGTGAGGGTGGCCTGAAGAGTCCCAAGGATAGTTGCAACCCTAACTTTTCGTTTGAGACTTGCGAGTGTATCCTGTGGCCTAACAACAACCTCTGAAAGATTGCAGAACTGGTAGGGTCTGAGGATGATTTCGCTGCATGGATTAGTTCCAAAATCGTAGGTAGCATCTCTACGTTCATTTTTTGCAGCTTGCTTTTGACTTGCCACTCTGCTAAAGACACCTCGTTCGCCAGATTTAGATTCATATAAGCTAGTCCACTCGTTGAGAAAGGCTTCAAAGTCTGGCTTCTCTGTGTAACACGCTGAGTTATTCGCCAGACCACGCTGGGGTTCATCTATGTACCACTGTCCATGCTTGCATCTCCGGAGCCTGTCGTCCGTTAGGTTGGACAGTGAGATCAGGGCGCTTCTCCTGACTCCTCCGACGACGACGATTTGAGCAATCTTACAGCAAAGATCGTGGCATTCAATGGAGCTAAGTTTTCGTCCAGATGCTGTCTTAAAGAGTTCAACTGTAAACTTGAAGAGATCAACGAGAGGTTCTGGACCACTTGCACGACCTCCGAAAGTCTTGAGTGCGGCACCTGCAGGTCGTACTCTACTAATGTCCCATTGGGGAACTTGACCTGTATACAACAGTGATACCAGTTCCCTAAACGATTTCGCCCATCCGATCTTTGAATCCGCAACATTAATAACTGTATCGGTTGCATGAAACTCCTCCGCAACTTCCGGTAACTTCTGTATGTACTGCCGCTCGACACTGAAGCCCACGCCTGTACCACACAGGAGTACGTACATGAGTTCGTCAAACGCCTTAGGGTGGTCTATGGGTAGGTAGCTACAGTTAAACCCTGCTACGTTGTCACGCTCCAGTGCGTCTCCTGCAGTCATCAGCGCCCTCATGCTGGGCATTACGTCTAGGTCATGGACTGCCTTGAATATCTCTGATACGTCAAAGTCGTTGAGGTGTCCACGGTCTACCCAAAAGTTGATGTACCTGTTTACTGTTTCTTCCCAAGTCTCCCGGCGTTGCTCCTCTGGCAAGTACCTAGCGTACCGTGACTTGTGTATGTACTGTTGATATGCGTCCATCTATTCTGTTACTCCTAGCGTTTCGTTAATGATTGCTTGTGCTGCTAACTGTAGTAGCATGTACACCCCATCAGGGTACTGTTCGTTGGACGCTACTTCAAACATCTGACCGTCCTCGTACATTACCACTACCACCTTAGGTTTGTTACCTTCAGTCTCCTGTATCTGAGCCTTAGCTGCAAACGCAGTCAGAAACTCAGCCGTTGTTATCTCCTTTTCTTCTGTCTTTGTCCCAAACTTACCTTCTATGATCTTCACAAGGCAACCTCCTTGATTAACCACTCTAGGTAGACACGAGCCTTCCGTAGATCCTCTACGCCGTTCTTGTACTCGTAACGCCACAGGTACTTCAGACAGTTACCCTTGAGGTATCCCTTGTATTCTTGTGGGTGCATAGACGCCTTGATTGCTTCAATGGCCTCAATAGCTCCCTTGTTGTAGTGATCTGGTTGTGCCACAGGATCGTGCTTGTCCTGAGGGTGGTACAGTTTTCCTGTGAATGTCTTAGACATCCTGTCCCACTCCTCTGTAGTAATGTCGTCTATGGACCTGCTTTCCTGACAGTTCTTACGTAGCTTCTCACAGTCTTTTTCAAACTTTGCACAGTCGTCTTCAGTCATGTTCCATTCATTCTGCATATTCTTCCTCCTCTAGCTCCTCCTGAAAACCATCTAGTTTGCGTATGAGTTTATCCTCAAATCTGTCCAGTAGCTCCTCCGCAGAGATTTGTAGTGCTTCCAGAAGATCGTCAGGGT